CATTATTGGATGAACTGTTCCGAAGAACTAAAATATACTTTAGTGTATATTTTACCATCAAATAATACTTTGAGTATTTATCTTCGGTCTTTGGTAAGGTCCTCTTTTGAGGGTTGCTTTATTACTTGTTACCTATTAACTTTATTAAGATATGAATTTTTTATATATATCTTAAATAAAATAATTAATAGTACCAGTCAAGTAAAGTGAGTGTAATTGCTCATTCCCATTACTGGTTATGATTAAGACAGCTATAGGTAGCACCATACTTTAAATTTTTATTAGTAATATACACATTAAAGTTTTAAAAAGACTTTTAATGTTAGTATTTCCTCATAAAGAGTTAAAATTCTTTAGACCTTTTGTCTCTAATTTATATAAATGAATTAAAGATTGAGGTACAGTCCATACTATTAAATATTATAAGCAAATGCGTCTACATTGTACAAGGTACATATGTGGACAGCCTTTACTTACTAATACTATGAGTATAGGACTAACTAAAGATGGATGGCCTAAAAAGCTTTTATTCCTTAAGAATTTTGTTGATAAAGGGTTAACTAGTGATTTAAAATTTGTTTTAACAATTTTAAATTTTTCTAGATCCTGAATTTTAACTAATTCAGAATGATCGAAAGTTATTCCCAATTACCTTAGTATAACTGATCCCCCAAAAGGGAAATATATTATACCAGGAGGTTTTATCAATAAGTTTGTTAAGGAGCATTCATTGAAACGAAAACCACCTGTTTTCAGCAAGGATATTTTATATTTATCAACGAAAGCTGGTCCTGATGGACCTGCTACATTGACTGCATATCATAATCTATTACAATATAGTTATGAAGAAATGCAAAAAATATTTAATATTACTGATGAAAATGGGGCGGATTTCTTTTCTAAATCCTACAAGTATGCATGGGATAATAACTTAACAGCTTCCAAAAGTAAAACTAATGGAGTATTAAGCTTTGTTAAAGATCCTGAAGCAAAATTGAGAATAATAGCCATTAGTGACTATTATACTCAGTTATTTCTAAAACCAATCCATAACATAATTTTGTTTATGTTGAAAGGAAGTTTTAGTACTTGCGACAGAACCTTTACTCAAGATCCAATGCATAAATGGGATGATAACGAACACAGCTTTTGATCCTTGGATCTGTCTAGTGCAACTGATCGATTTCCTATTGATCTACAACGTAGACTATTAGTAAGAATCTTCAATGAAGAATTTGCTAGTAGTTGACAATATCTATTGTCCAATAGGAAATTTACCACACCATCGGGTGACATTGTAAAATATTCTACAGGTCAACCGATGGGTACATACTCTTCTTGAGCGGTTTTTACTTTAACACACCATCTTCTTGTTCACTATTGTGCACATTTAGAGGGTATAGAAAGTTTTGACCAGTATATATTACTTGGTGACGATATTGTTATTAAAAATGACAATGTCGCACAAAGATATATTAAGGTTATTACTTCTATGGGTGTTGAAGTTTCTCTTAACAAAACTCATGTGTCTAAAGACACTTATGAATTTGCTAAAAGATGAATAAAGCCCTTTACTAAGACTGAAATTACAGGTATACCTTTAAAAGGAATAATTAATAATTTTAGAAACCCATTAGTGGTTTTCATAATTTTATATGATTATTTCAAAATTAAAGGTAACATGTATACTTCAAAGTATGATTTGGTTGAGTTGTTATATAGACTTTATCATAAGTTTTCTATTATTAAGAAAATAAATAAATCTAAAAAGAATAGAATTTCTAAGAAATTCAATTCTCCTAAGAAAATATTTATTACTATTAATAAGAGAAAACTCATGATGTTTAAAGCTTTATCTTTGTCATTGGATATTGACTTTGGTTACTATACATATGATAAACTGAGAAGTTTATATACATATTTTGTAACTAATGATGAATATCCTATACCTGGTGAAGGAGTAGCTCTTTTAGAATATAAAAGAATTCTTTCACAAGGAATGGCAAAGATTGTTGGAAAAATCAATAATAATATTATCTCAAATCCGGAGTTACTTTTAAGTAAGTTTCCTGATATTGAAGATAAAAATATATTATCTGATAATCCTGTTTTCATATCCATTTATAATACCATTAAACGATCTTGATTAATCGTTCAAACCTGGGATTTAAGTGATGACATTACATTACATAATGCATCAAAAGAAATCCAAGATCTCGATATTGAATCTATATTCAATAAGGACCGAAACAAAATCCGGTCTTTAATGACAATAGGTTCTATAATTCGAGGTGGTTTTCAAATTCTTAATAACACTACTGAAATATACTATGGTAGTTCAACTACCGAAAGTACATTTACAGCTCCTAATGATTTAATTAAGTCTTTACAACTTAATTTTAACAATAGTTTGCTGGATAGTGTTATGAAAAATGAATGGATAAAACCAAGCGAAGTTGATGAGCTGGGACGTTATGCCTCAGACTACATCAAGGCTTGAGAAAATCTTAAGCTTTAAGGAAGTCCTGAC